AGCATTATAAGTTGATAACAATTGTTCAACCACATTAGAACCAGTTACACCAGTCAATACAATAGATGATGTACCCGCAGTTGCGATTTTCTTTAAGAAACCATCTATCTTATTCATGTTGGTATAATCAGGACCGTAAGACGCAGTTAAACCTGTGTTACCTTGCCACATAAGTTTTTCAACCTTTGCAGTGATAACATCAGTTTTATTAGATATTGCTTTTCTATACACTTCATCATTCACTTCACTTTCTGGGTCTTGACCTAATGCAATACCAGCATTGAAAATAGTGTTATAAAGAGTTTTAAAACAAACCTCTGATTGGTCTTTGATTGGTTTACCTTCAATTGTTTTTCCGGTTAAAGTTGTATCTCCAAGAGCATTGAATCCACAATCTTCACCCGCTTGAAAGTATGCAGAGTTAGACATTAATCTAATCTGTTCTTTGGTTTTCAAACCAAATATTACTTGACCTCTGTTTACAAGGAAGTCAAATGTTTTTGCTTTAGAAACAATTTCCAAAGCGATTTCTCTATCGTTTACTTTTACATATTCGGATAATCCGCTTACATTGAACGCCATTTTAGGGTTAATAATTTTTTATAGAAATCAATTATGATTTCTTTCTGTTAGCCAGGATTTTAGCCAGACTAATTTTTTTATCTTCAAGCTCCTTTCTTTTTTCTTCATTCTTATCTTGTTTGAAAGATGAAGGATTAGCTTTACTAAACTCATGAGGAGTTTTCTTTAACACCTCTGTTAACTCAGTCATTACTTTTGATAATTGTTGAGCTTCTACTTTTACTTCATCATTAGATTGTGTAGCTAATGATAACGCTTCCTCTATTTTAGTAAGTCTTGTTTCTACATCTGACTTGAATGATTCAAATTCTGCTTTTAGTTCATCAGATTTGGAATCCTCTACCGGTGTGTCTTCTGCTTGTTCTTCTGAAGTTGCAGGCACTTCTGACTTCTCACCTAATGGATTACCATCTTTATCAACTATTGATTCTATCAAACCACCTTTAGTAGTGATTACTAAACCGTCTTCCATCACATACTCACCATCTTCAATAGGAGCTAATTCACCATTAACATCTACTATTTCGACTTTAGCACCAACTACTTTATCAGATACTTTGATTTCATCGTATGAATAAATCATATCGTTTAATGCTTCGATAAGATTTACTACTTTCTTAGAAACCATATTTTTAAAAAATGATATCATCTGTATCTCGTTTTTTTTATTGAAAGAACTTTTCTTTTCAGTCTTGCTTTCTACTCCCTCATCATTTGACGAATCGGATATACCATCCTTCTCAAACAATTCGAAATAGTCAAACATACCTTCTATACTAAATCCCTTTATCTCTCCCTTCTTTACCTGTTCCCAGATATCTTTACTGAATACCTTCACACCAACAATCCAATCACCATCCTCAGCATCTTTAATACTGGAAGGAGCATTTAAACCCAGTGTTGAATCAACCATAAACGATTGGAATATGGTAGAATCTGCCGGAATAGCTGAATGTTGAACGTTACTATCATTCTGATACCCTTCTTTAAAAAAGGTTTGAGCTATATAACGAATGTCTTCCGGGGTAAATAGAACATCATATTCAGTTCCTGATTTCGTTCTTCTGTAAATAGGTTTGTTTGCTTTTAATGCAATACCTAACAATTCCATTCTCTCATCGTTAGCAAACATTTCAACGTGTGTCGGAACTTCTTTAGAGAAGTAAATAAAATCACTCTCTATCGCTGGTTCCTTTACCAATGAAATCTTGTTTACCACCTTACCCTTTTCCGGGTCAATCTTCAACCTATACAATGGTCTTTTCATATCCCTTAGTACATCCATTTCTAAAATAGTAGCGGACACTAAAAACACCTTTAGAAAGAACCAACACTATTTAAGAAATTAGTTTTTTGTTGGTTAGTCTGTAAATCAGTATTCGTTATGTACGCTCTTATTGGTTCACTCCTTTGATTCAATTGATTGATGTTATTAACATCCACTGGTGTTGCAGGTTGTAATTGAGTTGATGATATAGTAGGTGCATTCACACTATTGATACCACCAAAAGCACCACTATCCCCACCGCTCTTAGTAGGAATTTTTGTAGATACTATTTTCTTGATACTTGCTAAACCTGCAGCCGCAGCAACCGCTGCAAATGCAGCACCCGCAGCTAATGCACCCGGACCGGGGAATGCAGCAACACCCGCTTTGTATGCAGACACAGTAGATTGATAAGTGTCTATTGTTGCACCTGCAACTGATATAGCTTTTGATGCAACTGTGTTCTCACCAAAGATTTCACTCGCAGCATTTGCAGCCTGACCAATTAATCTTAATTGATTCAGTTTTGCTTCAGTCCTCTTTTCATCAATTTCTTTTTCTGCATCACTGTTATCTTTATTCAACTGTGCGAGTCTTAATAAATGTTCAGATGTTAACTTTTCTATTTCCTCTTGATTTCCTTTTGCACGTTCAATATCTAACCTGTATTGTTCATTCTCATTATCAACTCTTGCACTATATAATTCCTTCTGAAGTTTCAACTGTGAATCAAAGTCTGATTTCTTAACACCTACTAGACTTGTTTCAACTCTATTAACTGCAACTTCCGACCTCGTTACATTGGTAGTCAAATTCTGTTCAGTATTGGTAGATTCCAATAACTGTTTCCTCAAATCATTCAACTCCTTAATCTTGTCCGGGAATTGTTTAATCGCTTCATCAATAGATTTATTAATGTCAGATTTTTTCTTTTCAAAAACATCTAACTCAATGTCCCTATTCTCTTCTAAGAATAACTGATACTCCTTTGCATACTTTTTATCTAGTTCACCTTTCTCCAAGTTGAACTTATCAGAGGCGGTTATTCTGGAATTGTTAACCGCGTTTTCTGCATCCTGTAAGTCTTTCAATTCTTTCTTACTTAAAGCAACCCTACCTGCACTATAATCCTGTCTTAACTTCTTAATTGCTTTTTCACTCTCATCAATAGCTTTAACATTGTCTCTATAGTTTTGCTCTAATTGTTTATACTCTTTGTCCCGGTCACTAAGACCTATCAATTCCATCTCTTTATTGAAACTATCAGTAGCATCCAATATACTTTTATACCCATCCAGAAAAGCTTTCTTTTCTTCTTCAATACGTCTCTTTAAATCCTCCGTTGCTTTGTCACCTTGTTGTTTTCTCTTAGCTCTCAAATCTTCTGCATCCTTACCCTGTCTCTCCAAGTTCTTTGTATCTGATTCCTGAACAGCATCAATATATTTCCTGTATGCGTTTACCTCATCATCATTCAGTTTCTTTCTATCTTCAACACCTAACTTTTTAGTATAGGTTTCATCATCGGATAATTCTTGTATTCGTTTATAATTACTCTCTAATGTTTTTAATCTCTCTTGTTCCGCACTATCCTGTTCCTTTCTAATCTCTGCTTCAGTCTTACCCGCAATCTTTGCACGAGCAATCCTTTGACGTTCTACTATGTCAATACTTTTCAAACTTCTGTTCAATATATCCTCTTGTGCTTCTAATGCAGCATTCAATCTGTTCTGTGCTTCCTCTTGTTTATCGGTACTACTAACCCAAGATGAAATCTTATCAACTAAGAATCCAATACCAACAATCAACGCACCTATACCAGTTGCAATAATGGATGCTCTCAATGCTTTAAATGCAGTTGAAGTTGCAGTTACACTAATACCAAATAACTGAAAAGCTTTTGTAGTAAGATTGGTTGATATTGCTAATGTCTTTTGAACAACTGAAGAACTCAGTAACGCAGTCTTCAAATCATTAACATCTTTCGTCATGTCCTGAAAACTATCAATAGCACCAATGATGTTTATTACACCTTGTAGTTTCTGAACTGTCTTTGCAGTTTCTTCTGATTCACCACCGAATAGAGCTAAAGCACCAGTAACACCCTGAATAGCACCTATTGCACCATTCGCTAATGCAGCTAATGAACGGAACTTATTACCGGGGTCTGAATTTTCTACACTTGTATTGAAGTCTTTGTAATCCTCTCTTAAATCTGAGAAACTTTGTTTTGCTTTTCCTAACTCAGTTTCCAGTTCTTTCACTCTCGCAGTTGCAGCTTTAAACTGTTCAGAGTTTCTACCAAAATCCTTACCTATCTGTGCAGCCTGGTCTTTTGCTTCTCCAAATTCAACCGCTAGTCTCTCAGCTTCTAATTTCGCTTCTTTGAGTTTTGATTTCAACGTATCCGCAGGTGCAGAAGTTGATTTTACATTTGCTAAGAACTGTTTATAACCATCTTCTAAAGCTTGTGTTGTTTCAACTGTTTCATCCAAACGTGTATTCAATTCCTGAATATAAACCTTTGATGCTTTGAACTCATCAGACGTCTGACCGAATTCCTCTTTTATTTGTTGTGCTTCAAATTCTGCTTTTAAAATTGCAGCTGCTAATTGTTCCATTTCCAATTTAGCGGCACTCACTTCCTGTTTAATCGTTTTAAAACTGGAAACGTCAAGACCCTTAGCAATATCCTTTATCTTGGATTTTAAACCATCTATTGATTGTTCTGCATCACCTGTATCAGTCTGAATACTTAGAATAACATTTGTTTGAATATCCATTCACCCTATTTCATTTCTAAAATAGTAGCGGAATTAAAACGGATTTGGAATACTGGATATAGTAATACCCATTCCATTTGTAATCGCATAACCTTCACCATTGAAAAACTCTAAGTCATCACCACCAATTACAATCGGTCCGTTATTATGGAACGCAGGAATACCCACCGTTGACAAATATGCAGTCGCACCGTCAAAACTTACAAACGGTACTTTTATACTCACCAATTGCAAACCACTTCTATTAGGTATATAGAAATGAGTAGTTGAATTTGCACCAACACTATATCCAAATCCACCATTATCAAATGTTTCTTCCGGTGTACCACCAAGACCCTGTAACAAGATTGTAAATCCAGTTAACGGAACATCAGTGTTATTCGTTACATAAGAATTATTCGCAGTAGAACCAATTACATCTATTGTTGTATAGTATGGATTCACACAACCACCAAAGTATTCACATGAAAGGATTGTAAACCCAACATCAACACCCGTGTCAGCATCACCCAATGCAGGTGTACCAGTCATATAAACTGAACTACCACTTATTCCTATACTCATCCAATCAGGTTTTAAGATACCATCCAAGTGATGATACACACCCAATGAACCATCCAACGGAACACTATAAACATACGGAACACCTTCAGTTGCATTTGTAGGAGCAAATGAACCATCGACTACAACACATTCACAAGTTGAAGCAGTGAATGAGAAAACGAAATCCCTACTCGTAGTATAACAACAATCTTTCTCAAAGTAAAGTGAGTAAGTCGCACCTTCACTTAATCCAACAATATCAAGTTTAGATACTGTTATGTTTGAAGGATTGGAATAGGTTGCATACACAGAACCAGTTGCAATAAAAGAACCACTACTGTTTTGTAGTCTATAGTTCGTTCCACAAAATACATTGTCACCAACATTAAATTCAATAGTTGCAGTTGCACCAGTTAAATAAAGTGGTTTTGCATAGTAAATTGCATCACACCCCAACACACTTATTGTAGCAGATACATAGTTTGTGCATCCACCACCACAACTTTGCAGACCTAAACTTATTGGTTCACTTGGTGAATCATATCCATATCCATCTAAAGGAGTTCCATAAAGATTCAGTACCGTAAGACCCAGATAAAGAGAACTACTGATTGTAGCACTCATCCAAGGTGGTCTAACCAAATCAACAATCTGTATATTCTGATTTAAAGAACCACCCAATTGAACACTGAAACTATAAGGGTCATCAATGATTGCATTTGGTGGACTAAACACACCTTCAAATTCCACACACTCACAATTAACTGTTATAGTATCAGAATAAGACTGAACACAAGTACCGTTACAACTTGTTAAAGTGAAACTAACCGTTACACCCATGTAATTGATATCACTAACAGAAGGGAATCCACTCAACACTAGGTTTGTTCCTGATATGGTAATACCCATCCACGAAGGTTTTGAAACACCTGTCAGTGAGATAACATTACCGGTAAAGGTTCCAACCAATCCAGAAACATAACTGTAAGTAACACCCACTTCCGCATTAGGAGGATTGAAAGATGATTCAGGGTTAATCATTACACAACCACATTCAACGTCTATAGTAGTTGAATACGATTGAACACAAGTACCATTACATGAAACAATATCAAAACTTACCGGACTGTCTACACTCACATCCCCGATATGAGGTGTACCAGTGAACGTTAAATATCCAAGAGATACCGTTACACCCATCCAAGATGGTTTAACAAGATTGGTTATCTCATAAGAATTACCCGGAACAGTATTCAATAACTGAGTGGTATAACTATATGAGTTTTCAAGTATTGCAGGATAACTCATATTAAAATTGTCAATGGTCACACACGTACAGTAAATGTCTATAGTAGAAGATACCGATTCAATACAGTCACCACCACAACTGATAATATCGAAACTAATTGTGTTACCAGTTGACATATCAGACAATGCAGGTGTTCCATATAAAAACAAACTACCGTCATAAACATCTATACTCATCCAAGACGGTTTAACCACATTATTAAGTGTAATTGTTTGACCGGTATCACCAGAAAGTGCAACCACATAATTATACACAACTAATGTTTCTGCATCAGGTGGGTTAAATGAAGGAGCATCAACACAACTACATTCAGGAACAAAGAATGTATTCCTATTGGATGTGGTTATCTTAATCATTTCTAACTTGGTCAATATACCATCAGATTGATATTCCAGTTTCAATACTCTGAAATATCCATTACCCCATTTACCAGTATCTATATACACTGGAATCTTAGGGTCAAAGTTTGATACATCAACAAATGATAAATACGCCTGGCATTCTATGAAAAGGAAATTCGGATTGGTTAAATCCACTATCATATTCTGATAGTTCAAATCATACAAATCAGGTGTGTTATATGCTGCATCAGAATTATCCGTAGAAAAATAGATTTCATCAGGATGTTCAAAAACCAATTGTTCTTTTACATTGGATAAACTAGCAGTAGCACCACCCGGTGCATAATATTCTGATACCTGTGGATAGGTATAAGAAGTAGATTGTGTAAACCAAGTTGACCCAGCAGAATCATAAACAAGATTGAAAGATGCAGTAGGATTCCCCGTGCTAATACCTATCCCATTATACAAAGCATTAAAACCTGTAGTAGGAGTTAAACCATTGTAATAAACAATTCTTGGATTTGATTTCATTGGTTTTCTATTCAATCCCTCACCAGAATAGATACCGGGAAAATATCTGTCAGACCCGTTATAATTTGAATGTGGTGTAGGTGAGAATATCAATTCAATTTTATTCTGTGCAACTGAACCATTCGTATTTAAAACAGTCCTGTCGCCATATATCTTACCATTCCTAGACTTATAGGTAGCATTCAAATAATCACTATCCTCTTTGTAAGTCCATAAATAAGACTTAGGTAACTGAGTGTTATATTTTTGTTTGATACTTGGTAAGTGAACTTTTCTACTCCAATCCAATGAGTTTCTTACAAGGTATTCCGGTCTGGTTAAAACAGTGAAGTCATTATAACTTTCAAAGATTAAATGTTTCGGATTGTCCTTAGAGTTATATACCTGTATGTTATACAAACTCACTATTGACTTAATGAAATCATATTGGGAGACTTCATTTGATAAAACAGGAATATAGTTATCCGCAATTACAGTACCTGTAGTATTTCCCGATGACCTTATACCATAAGTAAGAGATGTTGAAATATCTTTTGGTAATCTGAGATTGAATGATGTTACCGTGAACTGACAACCCAACGGTGCAAATATTGGAAAAGCACTACCCTTTACCCTCATCCTCACACAAAACTGTGTGTATGCAGGATAGGTTTTCTGAGGTAATACCAATTGTAAATTATTAATCGTATTTAAAAAACTAGGTTGTCTTAATGAAATATTGTTGTAGTCTTTTGATGCAATGATATCCCAACCAGAAACGTATTCGGTGTTTACAACATAACTCCTAGAGCAAACTTCAATAGAAAGTCTGACCGGTATGTTATACTCATTGCTGAAAGTAAATCCCATTGTCAACAATCCGTTACTACTAACTTCTCTTGGTAGATATGCAATAGCAGACGGTGCAAAATCAAACATATAGAAAGGGGAATTATCTATATAGATTGAAGGAGAAATAGAATCAAATGGAACAATATGTATTCCCTCATCTGTTCCACTCACCCCAACAAAGTTTGAAGTCTGAACATAAGGTACAGCAGCTCTACTAATCTGATTCACCCCACCCCTTACAGTACGTGTTAACTTCTCTTGGTTATCTAAAAGAACTAAACTTTTAAATCTAGTAATTGATTCTGGTGAACCTTTATACTCCCATGTATAACCTCCAATCGTAGAACCTGTATATCCTACCGCTTGTGTTACTATTCTGTTTATAATCTCATTTACAAACAATGCAGGTTTGAAATTGCTTAGTTCCTGATATGAAACAAAGTTGTTTAAAGAAGGTACTGACACCTGACTACCATAATCAACAAAAGGGTAGATATATCCTGAACCAGTTGCATAGTTTGTATAACTAACTGATGAAGTACCCGGTAAAATATAAGCCATTCTTTGGGAAGTAGATTGTGTCATTACATCCCACCTGTACGGGTGTTTCAAATCTGTCAAATCCAACTCACTTAGTTTCTTGTCTTTGATAAAAGAAAAGAAGTCCACAATCTTACCAGTGATTACACACTTACTGGTAACACTCATTATGTTATCTGAAGATGATTCTGTAATCATCATTGTACCTGATAAAAACAACTCATCATTCTTATACACTAAACAATCAACCTTAGTAATAGGATTGTAGTTAAAGAACAATTGATTTGGAATAGACGTATCAATAAATCTGTTTAGATTGAATATATCACCAATAGCATACCTGTTAGTCTTGGTATCTTTTAATGAAAACTCTTCCGTCTTAACATCTTCTCTTTTACTAATATCAGAGTAGTCATTAACATCGTAGATAATCTTAAAATCTAAATCCGGGTCAGTATCTAACTGTATGTATTGTGAGGTGTTTCTATCAAGCAAATAAATTGAATAAGCCATTCAAAAAGGAACTTTCTAAAATAGTAGCGGATTAGATAGGTGCAATCCCTTCACTAGTTTTAAACCTGAATGTTATATACGGGAATCTGTCTTTGTTATTATTCGCATACATTAATTGATATGAACTGTCTTCCACCATAACAGGTAATACCCTGTTATCTGGGAACTCAACATAAACCTGTTTAGAATTGAACAACTGAGTTAACCATCTGCTTTCATAGTCAGTCAAGAATCGACTATACACTGAATAAGAAAAAGTATAATCTACAGAAACTATTTCTTCACTTGGATTAAACACCTTATTCACTATATCAGTATATCCTGTCACTTCAGGAAGCCAAGTGTTTTTTCTAATGGTTGTCTTATTGATGTTTTGTGTTGGTGTTGGATTAACGAATTGGTAAGAATCAATACCACCATAGTTATTTACAAAAAGAATATTGACAGGGTAAACGTTACAGTTTGCACCTGAATTATACTTGTATGTTCTCACCTCTGAGTAAACACTACTAGTACCAGACAAATAAACCTTATAGTAAGAAGCATTGGTTAGACTTCCACCATTGGAAGTAATCACACGGGGACTGACATTTAACCGGTGCATTTTATAAGTAGATAGATTGGGAATTGAATAAGACAACCCTGATATAATTGAACCATTTGAGTTGTAAATATCCACTCTCATTTTAAGACCTGGGATTCCGTTCTGTAGGAAATACAGGTATTCGGTTGATTCTGGATTCACCTCTGAGTTGTCAGGTTTTGAAGTCAGGAATTTCTTTGAACCGGAAATAGAATCTACATAGTAATTCGAATAAGTAAATGAATTGAAAGACACTCTATCTAAACTAGCATCCCATGTATTGAATACACCAGTAGAATAAGAAGCACCATCAACCAATTGTCCAGCAAAAGAACCAGTACCAAATATCTTTTCTACAAACACCACTTTATAATCAATTACAGGTCTATTAAACCCCGTTGAAAGAGTGTTGTTATTGTCTATGTCATATTTTACTACACTGTCTAAAATCGTCTGAAAATCACCCACAGCTATAGAGTTAGTCGGACCGATGAAATCAGGTCTTAACACTAAGTTCTTTGAAGCAATAAGATTGTTAGAAGTATTCAGAACATAAGCCATGAAACCATTAACATTACTCGCAGTTGAAGACACAACGAAATTAATCGGGTTTCCAGATGGTGTATATAATTGTGGTGACTTTAATAATTGAATAGACATTAACCTTTGTAGTTTCTAAAATAGTAGCGGATTAACTATTCCATTTTTTTAACGGACAAGAATTGACCGGGGAATATGGTTTACCAAAAGGTTTGTCATCCTTAGCTAACGTACACTTACATTTATCACAAATACTTATCCCTAGTAACTTGTGAGTGAACAAAGGACACTGTTTACATATATCCAATCTCTCATTAGCAATCCTTTCCCTTTCTTCACCACCAACAAACTGATTCCTGAATGACTGTAAAATTTCTTCAACCTTATTCATTTACTTTAAAACAATTCTATTCCCTCCACCTTCACGGGGATTGATGCTAATAACCTGATTGATGTATTGAACTGCAAAGTCTGAAATCTCTTTTTGTAAGTCTTCAACCAGTTTAGGTATTTCCTTTTCATAAATATCTTTCCCTTCAAAACCTTCCTGAAATATCTTTTCCCGGATTGCATAAGCTACTCTTGTAATCTTCTCATCATCGGTTAAATCTTTGAACTTCTCTTTACCACCAAAAGAACTTTCATTAATTGTTATCTTCTTACTATTCTTTATCCAATCTATAATCGGTTGTACCGGTGGTCTTTTGTCTTTGTATGAATGTGGGGTATCTCTTTTAACCTTTGTACCAGACACACCACGACTTTGATAAATCAAATGAGGATTACCCACTACGTTAATTGTGTCACCATCACTTTGAATTGAGATTTCAGAGATTGCACCGGTAACAGGTAAACCCAATCGGTCTATATTATTCTGAACCCTTTCAACAAACTCACCAAGAATCCTTTCAATTACATTAGTCTTTACGACTTCAAAGGATTCTTTAGATGTACCAATTGAATCTAACATATCAAGCTTAGTTTCAAACTGTGCTTTCTTTGTTGCTTGTTTATGTGATTTAGCCACCTGTTAACTCCATTATTTTTTTCTGACAACTCATCAGGAATGTAAGTCCGTATATCTCCAATGCAGTTTTACTCATCACATCCCAAAAACTAGTATTGGTATATTTTGCAACCTCAATAGCTAGTAAGTGCCAACTCACTCTATTTCTAATTTCAGAGACTTGTTTTTGTCTTTCTCTTGCAAGTGAAAAAACTTCATCACCTTCTCTTTCAGTATTTGTCTTTTCATTGAGTGAACCGAACGTTTCAATGATTTTTTTAGTTTCTTCCTGTACAAAAAAAAACCTTCCTGTAAATCCTTTACGTTCATTTTATTTATCTGTTCAATTGTAAGAGGGTCTTTACTCATAACCTTTATGATAGTAGGTAAATCAGTCAATAGATTCTGTGATTGTATTGTTGTCACGAAATCATCATAAACTATCTCTTTGTAGTCTTTCAGATTCAATGTGGACTTTTCTTTACCGGTCGGAACATAGAGAGTGTAAACAAACCTAATCTTATTCAACATCGGATTCAGGTACACATAAGGGATAGAATGTAATACATCTAATTCAAGTCCTGTCAGTCTGTTTAATATCATATACTGATTTGAAACACCATCTTCAGTCAGGTTATTCATTATGTACAAATAGTCCTCAAAAAGTAACTGTGACCACTCAGAAGGGAGTTCATTGGTTATTTGGGTAATGTTAACATCAACCGTCATAGAAATAAAAAGTCTTTTTAAAATAGTAGCGGATTAGATAAAGAACGTTTCATATCCTGAATCATTGATTTGTGATTCAAAATAGTGGTTTGCTAATGCAAGTGCCATTACACAGTCATCTTTATATCCTGACTGTGCTTCAAACTTAATGTGTCCACTTGGTTGAGGTTTCCACATCAATGTGTGCATCTCATCCCCGGTAACTCTGTTATACTTTAACTTATCAGAACTGATTGCACTAATCAATTCATTCATCAATGCGGGTTTACTTGTCTTTGTAAAATCAAACCCTCTTATGTTATATACATTCAAATGTGCGAATGACATTATCACACTACCTACACCAGTTGAATCAACAACCTTCAAAACATCAGGATTTAGTTTTTGAAGTATCTCAGGTATTTGATTCCACGGTCTTTGAAATCTATCAAAGTGACACATTACACCATCTTCATCTAAACCTATTATTACAGTCCAGTCATATCTTTCTGCTAAGTCAATTCCATAAACTACAGGTCTTTTGTTAGATAGAGTTGAAATAACATTCCTTTCAATGTTATCAGTACCGAAAGGATTGCTAGAGTTCTCACCCGGTTGTGCTAATATCTCTTGGTTATAGACTGCACTGGGCATATCCTTTATCATATCATCAAACTCACTCTTGGGGATGTATGGATTTTCATAACTGGAAAACTGCCAGGACTTGAAATCATTATCTTCCCTTTGTCCTTTTTCAAACAGTGAAAAGAAATAGTTCTTACCAAAGGGAGTAGATATGAAAATTGCTTTTCCCTGTGTCTTCATTAACAAGGGTCTTAATGAGCTATCCCATTCGGTTTTCAAATCGGGGATATATGCAGCTTCATCCACTATCAATAAATCAAATTCCCATCCCCTAGACCTTTGTAATGCTTCACCAGAGAAAAACTTTAGTTCACCACCAGTAATTAATTCTAAGTGAAGTCTGGACTTATTCTGTTTCCTTATAAGTTGGGGAGGGATTACTAAAAGAATATCCTCATAGAACTTTTCTGACAAACCATACTCAGGTGTTATATAAGCAATTCTAAGACCTTTAGGAGAGGTGTTTATTTTATTGATGCTTTTATCATCTGATAAAACATAGTCGATTCTCTTGTCTCTTAATGTGTCAATCAGACCTTCAATACAAAGTATCTTACATAATGTGGATTTACCTTTCCCCTATCACATTTAAGATAGGGGATAAACACCAACCCTACGACCGCTGCAAATAACTTTGAAACGGGTAGGGTCATCAATTATCTCTCTTTGTAGCTTATATGGTCTTGGTAAACTAACAACTACTTCCAATTACATTATTCTATTTTATCTGAATCATCAGTATCATACTTAACAGTAATCTTAATATCCGTATCAATCTCACCACTTAATTCAGTCTTATTAAACGTCGGAAGAAAATACTTACTAATTTTTTCCAGTGTCTGCCATCTTTGAAATGGATTCATTGAATCTAAATCCAATTCTAAACAATCCAGATTCTTAGATACAATCTGTTGAATGAACTCTTTTATCTCTTGGGTAGAACGATTAGGTGTACCCTTTGGTCTTCCATTCGGATTACCTGATTGTCCTTTCTTCCATGTGTTTTTCGGATTGTCCCTATACCCTGTTTTAAGTCCCATTGTTGTATCTATCCTGTTTATTAAAATAGTAGCGGACAAAACAAAACCCACTGATTAGAGTGGGTTAATTCGTTAAATGAAATACTTTCTGTTTCTAGTAAGTCATTCTATTATCTTATTTATCTTTTCTTCTCTCTTTTGAGATTTACATTTTTGACATTCCTCTTCAAAGGAAGATGTAATAATAACACTATTACAACCACTACACCAGAATACTACCATGACAGTACTTACTGAATCGTTATACCGCGTGGCAAGGAACTGCGGATAATAAATGTTATTAATCTCTGTTTTCTTTATTCCATTTGCTTCCAACAGGTTTTCCAAACGATTCATAAATCCCTGCATTGGATTTGATTGGGATGTAGATGTGTCTATCACTTGAAATGTGTCTATAATTTCAAGTTCTATTTTGTCTAGTTCTTCATCATTCTTATCATAAACAAATTTTATCTCCGGTCTTAGCGGTTCTACCCCACTTACTAGTACCATGACTAATCTTATATTGTTCCACCGGTTGAAACTTACCAATAACATTAACTGTGTCCCATTCGTATTTAGAAACATACTGACCATAGTTTCCCATGAACTCCCTGGCTCCTTCCCACGAATAGGTAATATACTTTTCAATCAATGTTTGTTCTAACCCGTTGTCATACCTCACTTTGATATAATAAACACGTTGAATAGTGTCTAACAATTGTTGCGGGTCATTCAAGTTCATCCATAAGGTGTAATCAGGATTGTATAATTTATCTGTTCCTTGTTTAATTACTTTGGATAGTTGAATCTCCAATACTGTAAAACATTTCGTTGGATAAAGTTCTTCTTTGGGTTTACCACAAGAGGTAAATAAAAATGCTGCGATTAAGAGTGTAATAATTGTTTTCATTGTGTTTAAGTATATATTAAGTTGAAAAAGTGTGTTTTTGTTATATGCTAATATTGAAAGAAAGTTTTGGACTTGCTGCATGACAATTTGCAACCATGCTGGACGTACATCATAAAAAAAACCTGACATTAAAAATGTCAGGTCGTCACACATGAAAACAAATCTTAGTCGAATAATTCTTTTAGTTTTTGTTCTCTTATTTGTTGTCTTAATTCAGAAATCATATTTGAAATAATAAACGGTGGTATTAAATCATCATCCGATTCACCCACCTGCAACCATGTTCTTAATTGCTCATGTAATGTCAGTGGTTGTACTCCCATAATCTCATTAAACTCCGTATTCAAATCATCAATCATAGAGTATATATTACTTCACGAAAATGATTTTTTTCAAACACATCTTCTATTCATTTCTTGAATCTCCTTTCTTATAATAGCTTTTTCTTTAGCTATCTTCCGTCGTATCTTTTTTGCTTTTCGATATGTGTTATTAAGAAAGTCATCAACAATATCCTTATGGATAAATTTATCTTTCCTCTCATCATACCAGAAATCCCGACTAAACATAATCAGGTTAGGAGTTTCAGGATGATGATATACCGGGTCATACTCTAACCACTTCTGATACTTCTTTGAAAACTTTTGTGTTGTCATTTAAAGATTGTAGTAATTTTTTGTTCACGATTCCATACGTGATATTCATTCAAGAGAATCCATTTATGAGTTCTCCTTTCATATTCTTCAAAATAGAAACGAACATATATCCTATCAATTATAATAGGTATCTTTTTGCTATAAGAATGTTCACAGAAAATAGCGAGCTTCTTATTCTTTTTACCTGTATTATTATAATATCTTACTAAGCTACTTTCATCAGGTATTTCGTATTTACTTTTCATATTCCAAAACTATTTTTTTCTGAAATCAATGTCTTCAGTCGATTAACTATGTCTTGTTGTGTGTACATAGGTTCATTTTTATTGTCCTCAATTCTGGATTTGGATAATTTTATATTCTTCTCTTTCGCAAAGTTCGTTAGTTGTCTAATTGATGGTCTCACATTATTGATACTCTCATACTCATCTTCTAAATGACTAATAATATTCAACACTTCATTGTGTTTAACCATCATTCGTATAGACCGGGATATATTAATCTTGTCACGTTTAGACAACGTAATCTTATCAGATGTAGACCACTTAACCAATGATTCCTTTGGTTCATAAAAATTACCGTAATTAACTATCCATTCATATCTCGTTTCTATAAGCCATCTAAGTTCCCTTTCACCCATTTTATTATGACCGGGTACAACCTTATTGTTATTGATGAAAGACAGATAAGAATAAACATCATTGACACTAATGTCTTTGTTAAGGTACATTAACTGTGAAACCAACTTTCTATAGAGATTATGTTTATTGTGGGATGTAATCGGGGGTGTAAAGATTGATAAAACCTTTCTGGGTATAAACATTGTCTCAACACAATACTGTGTATCATCACTCGTCTTTATTCTACCAAGCAATGAATAAAAGTTACCGGGTTTCCTTAACGTTATAACTGTCTTCTTTTCTACAATACTTCTCCCGGTATTAATAGGTAGAAAAGAAGACAGTGATTGTTTAAGACTGTCTATTATGCTTAATACATCCGTATGACTTAATACTACTTTATTACCCTCATTAACAAAAGGATTGTCGTCAAATGGTAAGTAACATTGTCTTGCCAAACCAATAGCGTTACTATCATATTTTAAATTAAGTCTACCACCGACAAACTTTAATATCTCATTAAAGAAGTAATTATTAAGTGTCTTCTTTTCTACAATACTTCCCCCGGTATTAATAGGTAGAAAAGAAGACAGTAGATTGCTATTTAAAAGCTCTTCAAGTTCAATAATATGTTTGTTATACTCAATAACTACTTTAACCAAAAGAAAGATATTATTCCCACTACAGGAATAGGATATCAAAGAAGCAATATCGCTATACTTATCTATATAGACCTGTTTGTTTAACTTCTCTCCGGTAGTGGAATCAATATCGAAATACAAGTAACTGCTTACTTCCTCAATATTATCATTACATCTTTCCTTAACAAAGGTAGAATGAGGTGTAAAGGACTTTAAATCTTTTTTTAAATAGTTCCTCTCCTTCTTATTTGGATTGCTTCGAATTTTAAAAAGTAAATCGGATTGTACAGGATTCTGAATTAATTGAACGAGGTCATTGAAGTAGATAACATCATCTACAATCCTGTTTTTAGAAATTAGGTTGAACATTTCACACATTGATATTTTAGTCACATCGAAATCTTTTACCCGTTAGGGTGGTGTAATGGTATGCCTACCACTACACCAATATCAATGTGATAACAACATATCTATATATTCAATTTCAAAACTCCCTTTTATAAAACAGAAAAAACACACTTTTTGAGATTAATATATAGAGTATAAAAAATAACAATGAATATGAATATTAAAAAGATGATTCAATCTAAGGTAGAAGAACTTGTTACAAACATTAAAGATAGTGATGATAGTGAATTGGAATTGAAAGAGGTGTTACAGAACAATGAGTTCTTCACACAAAATGACTTAAAGAAACTAGAAGAATCTTTGAATGAAGTAGTGGATGCTGGGTTCTATATAGACAAACTAAATATCAAAACTTATAATATTGGAGAACATAGTCGTTTTGAAAACTTGTATCAATGTCTTTATTTGGAAATTCTTTACGGACCGGAACAGGATTTTACATTCAAAGAGTTTATAGAATTACTCATGAAGTTTTCCGATTTACAAGAAAGATTATATGCTCTTGGATATGGAACCAAAATAAGTCCAAAAGCAGATATGTCAATAGATATTCGATTACACAAATTAGATATCCAGAAGTACACAGTATCCCCACCAAATCAAGAATCAAAGGATTTATTTCTTGAACATTTGAAGTCCTTTAAAAATAATACACAACAATGAGTATAGTAGATTTAATATCACATATTGGTGGTTTGACACTCATAATTTTCCTATGGGTGTTTATAATTAACAATATGAAAGAAAGAAGAAAGAATAAAAATAAAATAGAAGAGTTAGAAAGAAAACTAGACTATGAACTTTATAGAAAGAAAATAGAAGAGTCTATAATCGGGTTTATAAACCATCTGAATGAAAACCACCAAACAAGTTGTGTAACTGGTGAAGGAGACTCTGTTATCGTACATTTTAATAGTATAGAATACTTCCCGGTCAAAGGACTTCAAGAAGCAAAGGATTTATACGATGAACATTTAAAGTCCTATAAAAACAATATACAACAATGACTAAGACACTAAAATTATTTACAGAAAATGATATACAGAAAATAGAAGAATCATTAAAGGATGTAATGAATGATGGGTTCTATGTAGAAAGTTTTAGTCTCAAAACTTACAACCTTTCAGACAAAAGTTCTTTTGAAAACCTTTCTCAATGTATTAACTTAAAGATTACATATTATAGTGGTTCTGAAATTTCGCTTCTTATAGATTCTAATAAACTCAAAGGACATATAGAACTGCTCATGAAGTTTTTGGCTATACAAGACAGATTACTTGAATTAGGATACAACACCTATATATATCCAAAAGAAAGTTCAATAGATATTGAAATACTAAAAAATAATATTAAAACACAACAATGAGAATAGTAGCAGATTTACTTTTAACTATTTGGACTGTAACATTTATAATTTCTTTTTGGGTGCATATAATTAAACAGATAGAAGAAGGAAAAAATAAAAAGAGAATAAAAGAATTGACTTCTTTCATTTATGAAAATCTACATAAAAGAAATGACCTAGTTGATGATATATTGGATGATGATGTAGAGCTTAGTAGCAGATTAAAAGAACGAAAGAAACAGATTGAGCAAGATGCAAAAGAATTTTATGATGAACACATAAATACCTTTAAAAGTAAATGTTCTAAAAAATAAATGATGTATTGAAATGAGTTGTAAATGCAACAAACCGAAAGGGTTTGGACAATTAGATGTTCTGCTAGACCCAACATTAAAAGAAGAAATATCGAAAGTATATGGAAGTTTAGTTCTCAGTAAATTGAAAAAATATCTCAGTGATGTAACAATAGAAAAAACACTGAGTATTTTTGATATACTTGATTCACATAGTTGGTCTTATATTACCGATAGGCAAGAGTTCACACAATTACTAGTTCCTTATGAAGATATTATCTCTTGGAAAAATAACCTCGATGAAGATAATCCACTTAGTCTATCATCTTATGAAAATTTGACTGGTAAAGAGTTATATGATAACATCCTATTGAGAAGACAATACATTTTAGATAACTGTCCATACTTCATCCCGGTTAAAAGAGAAGAAAAAATAAATGATGTATTGAATGATGATGAAGACTAAGAGTTTCCGCTCATTTCATTTCACTTAGCCCCAACTTAGCCACATCTCTTGCCCATCATTTACCACAGCTATAGATTAGCCTTTTAACCAAAACTTTATCTAATGAACAATTACTTTTTTGTTAATTGGGGTCACACTTGCGTATCTGTTAAAATCAATGAGATTGACTATGTTCAATCCAACGGACACCGATTAGAGATTTCTACAGACAAGAAAAAAACAATGCCCAGTCTTTCCTTAAAGGAGATTGAACAGATTCTACCAGAACAAGAATTTGTAAAAGTAAACCGTAGTGCAATTGTTGCTATCCGTAGGATAGTATGTTTTGATAAGGACACGGTATATTTAGAGGGTGGTGTACAGTTTGGACTTAGTGATTTATTTAAAGAGGAATTTAAAAAGAAGGTACGGTTGATTGTACACAAAGAAAAGAGGGACTAACACACAAGGGGTGAATCATAATGATTCACCCTATTTCACTTTTAAAACTCATTTTATGAAATCAATTGAACAAGCGAAACAAGAACTGAAAGAGAAAAGACTATTGTTGAATAAGACCACTAAGGAGATTGAGGAACTAAAATCATACATCCTAAACAACGGTGGTGAACTGGAAAAGAAGATAGACCTGACCGACCGGAACTATAGGATATGGTTAGATAAAGAAAACGGTATGTCTCCCCGTGATATTGCTACCAAATACAACCTTAAAGAAGAAAGGATAAGATATATCTATGACAGGACTTCCCGGAATAATAACGTATGGAAAGACCGGAAGAAAGGAATGTCTATTGTTGCAATATCAGAAAAGTATAAAATCACTACCGGGGTGGTGAAACATATCTGTAGTAAGATGGTTGAATAATAGATATTAATTTGCTATCTTGAAACAAAAATAAATGACCCCTTCATTTGACGATATGGAAAATTACTTTCTTGAATTTATAGATAATGGTGGTAGACTGATAAAGGATGACTTTGATACCAAAATGTATATCACATCTACCGCTTATGACTATTGTAAAGGTAGTTATCCAGAAAGGAAATTGAAGGGGCCATTACACATACACATGGATGATAGTCTATCAGGACTTCGCTATAGACACCCTGACATGGAATACTACTATGAGTGTAGAAAATTCACTCTTAGGATTAAGACACAACCCGGAATGACCATTGAAAAGGTCAGTGATACTATAAACAATATTTGTAAGAGAATATTGAAATCAGAAGGTATTGAAGTAATACCTTACAACCTTACTAATTTGATTGAGTTCTACATGGTAACAAAAAAGATAAACCGTCGATACATTACCATTACTTTCATTCTTGTTTATTAAATCAATTCTAACGTGTTTTATCTCTCGAATTACGACCTTAAATAATTCAGACAACAATTCCCCAGGATTTTACTTCCTGTTGTTAAATCGACTCCCTGCAAGTCTGGTGACCATCTAATGTAAATAGTAATCATCACTCAATTCCTACTCCTGCAAAAAGTGACTTTCTGAAGTTAATATATACTTCATGACTTACAGTTGCGTCCTATGTGATAACACTATCACTGATAATAACATCTACACCACCAATCTATGTGAAGATTGTATTTCTCTTATAAAAGAGGAAATGAAAAATAATTAAATGACTATGAAAAAAAAGTGTCGAAAATGTTCTAAATATAGTCAACCGTATTACTGCGAGGATTGCAGGTATGAGTATGCAACAGGTGACGATAAGAATATCACAGATTACATCTACTATTACCATTACGATGAAGAATGGCACTGTATGCTTCCAAGCGATTACAGTCATATCGTAGATGAAATTTTGGGGAAGAAAGACCGTAAATGGTTTCGGTCAAGAGGAGTATCAAAAGATGAATATGTGTATCACTTGGATATACTAATGACACTAACCAAAGATTATTTAAACTATCACAATATTACCGGGTATCGAGGGATGGATTTAACAGACCACCCAATATCAGGACAGATATTCGATTTGATTTTCTTGGACAGAGACAGAGAACATAAAATAAATCAGGTTATAGATGGAGAATAATAAAGACGTAGCTTCTAAAAAAAAGGAGTATGATAAAAGGTACTATGAAAAGAACCGGGAAAGGCTTTTAAAGAGAAATAAAGAATATTATAGACAGACTTACAAAGAGAAGAAAGAACAAATATTGGAAAAGAATCGGGAATATAAAAGAAGAATAAGACCAAGACCAACACCAAAAACAATAAACATAATTGGTGTTGAATACAAAGATGAGATTATTTCATTGTTAAAGAACTTTGATACTTCACCGGTCAAGTGCCTTAGAATAGTCCATTACCATTGTATCATAAACGATGAAAGAATAAAGTACAACAAAATGTCAATCCCCAAACAAATAGAAAGGATGATAAAGGATTTAAAACAATGGATAAAAAACTTACCGGAACATGATTAAACCAACTACAGAAAACGGAAACCACGCTTACATTATTGAATTTAAAGTAGGTCACATAAAGGTGAAAAGTGAATTATCTTTTTTCGGGAGTATAGAAGATGAAAAGTATTGGATTGCGAAGATGGAAGAACTAAGACGTGAACTAGCGCTAAGAGAGATAGAGAAAAATTGATTCTGAGAATTAATATATACTCTATGAGAAACCCACAATCACAAGAAATGACAGACCTTAAAGAAAAGGTTATAGAAGTCAGTTATAACATTACATCATCTGTATCTAAAAACAATTTATCCAGAGCAAAGATTGCGACCACATATTTGAATGTACTGATTGAACAGATGATGAGATTAAAACAGAAAGAAACGAATGAATCAAAGATTAGAGAGGGAAATTATGAATGACATTAAAAGCATTCCTGACTTTATCAATTCAAAATACTACTCACATAAATCACTATTCAACTACATACATCAAACCAATGGTAGTTTCTATCATTCAATCCGTATGTGTTGTGAGTTTGAACTACTAACTGATATGGAGATTGAGGAACTATATTTTGATATAGTAATGGACATGAGCAAGGTTGCTGAGTATTCATTACCGGAATTGATACCTGCTTACTACAATCACTTCATAAAGTTCACGAATCATTTGGAAAAGGTATCAGCACAAGAGGAATGTTATGAGGTAAGTAAGAACCTGATGACACTTGGTGATTACCTGACCGGAAAAAACAAACTAAACGATGACAATTACTGAGTATAAAGAATATCTAAAGGAACGTTTGGATATCGTAAAAGATAAAGACTTTGTAAAAGGTCTAATGCTTCAAATGGAAAGTGTTCATTCATGTAAGGAATGTGGAAATGAACCACCGTCTGATACTTGGTTATCAGACCAACAAATTGAAATATGTGTTACCTGTCAGACACGATTAAACAGACAGGATAGATTAAACGAATTAATAGATGAATAGTACTGATAAATATAAACACTTCAATCATTTTCATGAATTGGATAATGAACATCAGATAGTGGATTTTGGAGACGGTCAATTTATTGCAAACAACCAGGCTATTCCCCTACTGAAGTCCTTAAATGAAATCGGGTTGAAAACAAGAACCCACCATATAGATGATAATGAACATGCTTTTGTTTCGATTCTACTGGATAATGTAACGATTGAAGTCAGACCGGTGAATGAAATACATTCCACCCGAACAAAGTACAATGGTAAGTATGAACTACTATTGACTTGGAAAAAATAAAACACCTAATTGACTAAAGACATAAAAGAGAGAAATAAAATAATTGAATACCTATATAACAATGGAATAGTATCAAAAATGTCTATCCATTATTGCAAAAAATACGGACTGATTGACGGGTTTACTGATGAAGACAATGTATTGATAGAAGACATTACACAAGAGGTGTTTTGCTGTCTTGCTGAAATGAACACTGACTACCTGTTAAAAGTATGGAGACAAAAACCAAAGAGTAAAAAGAAAGGTGAACCCGGTATGCCATGGGTGCATTCTGGTATTCTCAGTTTACTACACCGAACATTTCACTGGAAAATATTTGCATTGAGTGAACAAAAAGGAAATTCAAAAACACCCCGTTCACCTAACAGGTCTTTCATTCGCAAACTACTAGACACATCCAATCATAAAAGTATAAATGATAAGTGGGGTAAACTATTACAGAGGGTTGATGAGGTCGAACTATATAAACTAACTGATGATGAGGAAACGAACTGTATGTTTAGGGATGTGTTTAATGAAATGAGTGATGAAGAAAAAGAGTTTATGAATAACATCTTTCAAACCATACATAGCAAAGAGAAGATTAAAAACTCTCAGGATAAAAGAAAACTAAAACAACTGAAGATAAAAAAGGATATCATCCTTATAAAAAACAATCATAGAAAAATGACCATTGAACAAGCAGTAGAACATGCTCTATACTTCAATCAATTCTTAGATGAACATAGAATACATTCCACAATCTCCATATCACAAGATGATAGAGTATTATTAAGTGAAGTGTGGTATTTTGTTTCAGGTTTAAGACCTGATGTAAATTGTATTAGTTGTGTGAAAGACACAATTGAATATTTACAATCATTTGCACAACGGAATAAACAGTTCTTACCTGTCTATAAAGAATCCGTTGAGACCTGTAACAATAAAGAATTAACACCGGTGAGTGAACCCGTAGAAGTAAAAGAACCTGAAGTAAAGAAAGTTCCTGTAAAAAGAGCACCAAGAAAGAAAACACCTGTAAAGAAAAAGGGAAGTAGTAAGAAGTAATATATACCTATATTTTTCCAATTAACTACCGGGGTTGTATTTCTATACAGACCCCTTTTTTTATTCAAGGGAGAAACAGAGAAGTAATATATAGTTATGGTTAAATTAAAATATACATATTTAACGGGGTTGTATTTCTATACTGACCCCTTTTTTATGCAAGGGAGGAACAAAGAAGTAATATATAGTTATGTTTAAAATGAAGGTATACATATATAACGGGGTTGTATTTCTATACAGACCCCTTTTTTATTCTTAGTTCCAATCCCAATGAATCAATATCCGATTTTAAAATATAGATAGTGTCCATACTGTAAGTAATATAGTCGATATGGACACTATGAATATTAAACCCTTTCTCCTTTATCAGTTCCTTATACTTCTTAACACTGATTTTATATTTACGTATAACATCAGTCTGAGAGTAGTATAAGTCACGTTGAAATAATGATAGTTGTTGCATGATTATTTGATTTTAACATTAGCCATCGGTTTAGCTCCTAAGTGTTCCCAATGTGATATACCTTTCCCTAACACATCGTTCGTTGATTGTGTTATCATCAATTCATTATTAAGAACACCGATATTGTCCATTCTCCAACCTTTCTTTTTATACCCTATCTCTATATCATTCCCTAATTTGAACTGACTTAACGCATTTATTTTATAGACAATCTTTATATGGTGAGATATTTTTTGAATAGGTGAGGGTCTTTTATCCGTGTTATCTTCCCACTTAATGTAAATCTTATCAATCAATGACCTTAATACATTCTGTTTATCATCATCAGTAATGTTCTTTTGTTTTGACTTTTCTATGAGTATCGAAACGATGTTGGTAATACTTTGTCTGTTATCCAGTATAGATAGTTGTGGTCTTAAAGATTCTATTCTCTTTTTTACCTTCTCAATCCTCTCATTCGCTTTATCAATCTCCTTATCCAGAATATCAACGTTAATTTTCCCTCTCGCTCCTAGTCTGATTAAGTTTGAATACTCTTCTTCCAAGTTCTTTAAAGTATCGTTCAGTGATTCAAAGTCAGTCTTTACTTTCTCTATTTGGTCAGTCTTTTCATACCATTTAAAGAACCGGTCTATCTGTTTAGGAAGTTCCTGTATTTGTGTCCAGACAAGTTTATCCAACTTATCAATATTAATACCCCTTGTTTTACACCATCTGTTTTTATCCCTTTGTGATGTACATATATATTGGTTGTCACTCAAATCTTCTCTTTTTCTTCCCATGAATGTATTATCACATTCCGGATGACCACAATGAACTAATCCTTTTAACAGGTAGAAATATTTCTTATCCTTTTTAAACTTGTTCTTAATCTTCAGGTTGGTCTGAACCAATTCCCAAACATCAGGTTGAATGATAATAGGTGAAGGAAAAAATGTATCGTTGAATCTTCTTAGTCCTTTGTAAATGGGATTAGTAAGGATGGTATAAACTACTGCGTCTTTCCAGATGAATTTAGAAGGGTCTTTTTTCTTACCACGAATAGTTAACTTACCCTTTACTGAACTATTCCTTTTAGTAGGGATGTTATTATCATTCAGATAATTTGCAATTACTTTAGTACCGCTACCTTCAAGAGACATTTTATAAATGGTCTTTACTACTTTGGATTCAGTTTCATTAATGGTTAGAATTTTATCAACCCTGTCATATCCATACGCAACCATTGCACCACCGGGTGCTCTTCCCTCACTAGCACTTTTTTTCAATGCACTTTTGATTTTTGAAATTCTGTTTTCAACTTCAAATGATGCAAATATTGCCTTCATCCTAACCATTGCTTCAATACTAGAGTCATTCAGGTCTATTTCTTTAGAACCTTCAAATATTCTTACCCCAGAATGTTTCAATGTTGTAATCAATGCCTGACCTTCATCACTCCGGGAAAGCCTATCCATATCAATAAGACAAAATGCACCTATCTTTCTTTCCTCTATAAGATTCATTAACCTGAAAAATTCCGGTCTGTCTTTTGAACTTAATCTACCAGACACACCACCATCTTCAAACACCTCATAACTCCAACCAATACTTTTTGCAGTCTCAATACCTATATCCCTTTGGTCACGTAATGACACACCCTTTAAAACTTGTTTGTCAGTTGACACCCGGATGTAAATAGCCATCATATTGGGTAAAGGGGTTTGTTGCTTTTTAGCCAT